GTTTCAGGGGAAGCTGATCAAAGAATTGAAGAAGCGCTTTCCCGGAGCGATGGTGATGAAGACCGATCCCAATTATATTCAGGGGCTTCCGGACCTGCTTGTGCTGTACGAAGGACGGTGGGCCGCGCTTGAGTGTAAGCGGGAAGAGAAGGCACATCATCAACCGAACCAGGAATACTACGTAGACAAGATGAACCGGATGAGTTTCTCGCGGTTTATATTTCCAGAGAACAAGGAGGAAGTTCTTCGTGAAATGGAACGCGCACTACGACCTTCAGGGGAAGCATGCCTACCTGGGGGCGAGTAAGTATCATTGGATAAACTACGACAACGCGAAGCTGGAGGAAGCTTACAGGCGGTATCTTGCCATCGAGCGCGGTACGGTGCTGCATGCTTTTGCCGCGCAGTGCATCCAGCTTGGCCAGCATTTGCCGCACGACCCGGGCAACCCGCAGACACTGGAACTCTACGTCAATGACGCCATTGACTATAAGATGAACCCGGAACAGGTATTATATTTCTCCGACAATTGCTTCGGCACGGCGGATGCGATTTGCTTCAGGAATAAGAAGCTGCGCATCCATGACCTGAAAACAGGGGACACACCGACGCATATGGAGCAGTTGATGGTATACGCTGCTCTTTTTTGTCTGGAATACAAAGTGAAGCCTGGCGAGATCGTGATGGAGCTTCGCATTTACCAGAACAATGACGCCGTGGTATTCAATCCGACCGCTGAAGATATTCTTCCGATTATGGACAGGATCAAAGCCTCGGATCGGATCATAGACAAAATCAGATTCGAGGAGGGGCTGAAATGAACGATGGATATTTGACGGCGAAAGAACCGCTTGTCGGGGAGGACACGCTTCGGCACTATGGCGTCGGCCATCTGGACGGAGGCCATTCCGGGCGCTATCCCTGGGGCAGTGGCGAAGACCATTTCCAGCGTATCGGTTCGTTCTCCGACCGCGTGAAGCAGATGCGGAAGAACGGCATGACGAACCAGGAGATCGTGGACGAGCTTGGGCTGGTCAATGAGAATGAGCTTCGTATTATCTATCGTGCTGACAATAACCTGGCTCGCGCGGAGCGGGTGAAGAAAGTCAAGGAAATGACCGCCGAAGGCATGAGCACGACCCAGATATCGAAGGCGACCGGCATTCCGGAAGGCACTGTCCGCAGCCTGCTGGACGAGGAGCGGAATGCGCGCGCTCTGAAAGCGTACAATGCCGCTAAACAGATCGAGAAGGCTGTGGATGAGCACGGCATGATAGACGTCGGGCTCGGTGTGGAAACATCTCTCGACATGTCGAAAGAGAAGATGACCGAGGCTATCGCCATCATGCAGCGGGACGGATATCAGTTCGTCGGAGCGTCCGTAGGACAGGTGAACAACCCAGGACAGAGAACGGTTCTGTCTGCCATCATTCCTCCTGGAGCTGACCCCAAAGAAGCTCAGCGAGTATTGTACAACGATCCGGATAAACTGGCAACCTTGCAGGACTACACAATGCGGGAAGACGCGCAGGGAAACGACGTGCTCGCCCCCAAGTGGCAGTATCCGGCGTCGATGGACTCAGACCGCCTTTATATTCGCTACAAAGACGAAGCCGGACCGGATGGGCATACCGGCATTGAGCGGGATGGCATCATCGAGCTTCGGCGCAATGTGCCGGACTTGGATTTGCAGGGGAGCAACTACGCCCAGGTGCGTATCCTGGTGGATGGCGATAGATATTTGAAAGGTATGGCGGTGTATTCCGACAGTATTCCGGACGGGTACGACGTGGTGTTTAACACTAACAAGTCTTCTGACAAATCCATGCGGGATGTGCTTAAGAAAGTCGAACAGAAAGATATTGACGCGGGTAATCCGTTCGGTTCTGCTATTAAGGACGTCGGCGGGCAGTATGAATACTATGACGAGAAGGGCGAGAAGCATCTCGGCTTGATAAATAAGCGAAGCGACGAAGGTGATTGGGGGCAGTGGAGTCACGAGCTTCCGTCCCAGGTGCTGGCCAAGCAGCCGGAACAGCTGGTGAAGAAGCAGCTGAAGCTGGCGCTGGACGACAAGGAAGCGGATTTCAATGATATTTTGTCAATTGACAATCCGACGGTGAAACGCCATTTCCTGGAAGAGTTCGCAAGCCAGTGTGACGCCGATGCCGTGAACCTGAAAGCGGCGGCCTTGCCCAGACAGCAGTATCAGGTGATTCTTCCGCTGCCGTCGCTGAAAGATAATGAATGCTACGCTCCAAATTATGAAAATGGGGAAACGGTGGCATTGATTCGTTTTCCGCATGGCGGGCGGTTTGAGATTCCGATTCTGAAAGTGAATAACAACAACGAAGAAGGAAACAAGGTGATCACGAAAAACGCCAAGGACGCTATTGGGATCAATTCCAAGAACGCCGGCATTCTGAGCGGCGCCGACTTTGATGGCGACACCGTTCTTGTGATACCTTGCAACAGTCCGAAGACAAGCACAAGGCTCCAGAACCTTGTTCCTGAGCCCGGAAGCGAGCTGGCAAAGCTGAAAGATTTCGATCCGAAGATGTCTTATCCGGAAAAGCCGGGCATGAAGTACATGAGCAAGAAATCGACGCAGACCGAAATGGGAAAAGTCAGCAACCTGATCATGGACATGACGATCAAGGGCGCTACGGAAGACGAATTGGCCCGTGCTGTTCGCCATTCGATGGTCGTTATCGATGCCTGCAAGCATAAGCTGAATTACAAGCAGAGCGAAGTGGACAATGATATTAAGGGCCTTCGGAAGAAGTATCAGGAGAAGACTGATCCTGTGACAGGCGAAAAGAAGTACGGCGGCGCGAGTACGCTGCTCACCCTTGCCGGGAGCCAGTACGATATTCCCAAGCGCAAAGGCGGGGCGAGGATCGATCCAGAGACCGGAGAAGCGACCTATCGGCTGGCGAATGAAACGTATCGTGAAACCAAAAAGGTCAAAGATAAAAACGGGAACGTCATTCGCGATCCGAATACTGGGAAGCCGTTGACGAAGCTGACCGGAAAGATCAAGACCCGCACGCAGAAGAGCACCAAGATGGCCGAAACGAAGGACGCGTTTACGCTCTCTACCGGCACGCCCATCGAGAATGCCTACGCTGAATTCGCCAACCGGTGCAAGGACCTTGCCAACCGGGCGAGAAAAGCGTTGTTCGGTGAAGATAAAAAGCTGATCCGGCTCAAGTATAATTCGGACGCCAACAAGGCGTACCACGATGAAGTGAAAGAGCTGGAGCACGCGCTCAGACTCGCGCAGATGAACGCGCCCAGGGAGCGGAAAGCTCAGGCCGCGACGACCAGCCGGATGCGCGCGATTGAAGCGGATAATTGGGATCTGACGGACGAAGAAAAGAAGAAGATGAGCAGCCGGTTCCTCAAGCAATACAGGGCCAAGTACAACGCTCAGCGCGCGAAAATTGATATTTCGGACAAGCAGTGGCGCGCCATTCAGAGCGGAGCGATCTCTGATACTTCTTTGACCAAGATCCTGCGGTATGCCGACGCCGATCAGCTTCGTCAGCGCGCTACGCCCAGACCTGCCAACGGGCAGATCTCCGCGATCAAGCAGGCCCGCATCCGCAGCATGAAGGCGAATAATTACACGAATGCCGAGATCGCCAACGCGCTTGGCATCTCGGTGAGCACCGTAAACAAGTACGGCAATGAATGAGAAAGGAGGTCGGCGCGATGGCAAAGATATTTGCGATTACCACGAAGGACAACCCGTATGATCCTTTTGACCAGTTCGAGCAATGGTACAATTTCGACACGGTCAAGGGCTACAACAGCGCTGGATATTTGGCCCGCCTCGCCAGGACCTCCGACGCGCTCTCTCCTGCTGAGAACGAACAGGAGATCGAGGCTGCCATTGATGAGATCATAAGGCTGGACTTCATGGATATTTACCGCAAGGTGACCAGGGAAGTCAGCGATGAGGAATTCGAAGAGTGGGCACCGGGAGAACCGGCATAAGGAGGAACAAGCATGGATCACGATGAAATGAGCATGTTCAATCTGTTCGGCAACCTGAATGGATATTCCGCGGACGAAGGTGAAGAGGAATGCTTCGACTTCTGGAACTACGCCATGAACGTCCTTGATAGAATCGAGGCGCGGCAGAAGCTTTCCCTTTATGTTGGCGTGAGCGAGGGCGGAGCGTTTGAGATGAAGGTGTTTCCGGTCGAGCTCGGTGAAGAGTCGGACGAAGGTAACTAATCGTTCGCTTTAGGCGGGCATGAGGCACTCTCTGGTGGCTTCCGGTGGCAAAGACAGTATTCTGGTCATGGATACTTGCGAACGATCAGAAGGGCCTCGGAAGCCGTCAGAGACGTGATGGCGAAAAAAGGAAGAGTGATTGCAAATGTCGCTCTTCTCTTTTTTGCATTTAGGACACTTCGTTGTTGATAGTTTCACCGTACAGTTTGACCATTGCTTTGTCAAGGTCGCCCTTTCTCTCGAACACGATCCCGTATTTCGTGGATAGTCTGCCAAGGTACCAACCTTCGTCGGTATCTTCTGCTCCGTCATAGATGGCGTATTGCCTCGTCTGAAGTATGTTCAGAACCATGAACGCGGTCGCAAACCGCGCATTATGCTCCTTTGATACCTCATACCAGTATCCGTCATTGTCGAGTTTGCAGAAGTACCATTCGTAGGTTTCGCCCCGAACAGGCTTCCACTTGATAGTTACCAGGATCTTGACCGTTTCCCAAGCGATCACCAAAGCCAATGTAACACTCG